GTAAGGATCAATAATCAGCTTAATATTCTGCATCTGTGGCGATAGTTTCCCGGCTGACTGAATATCTGATCGGAATCGAATATCAGGATGTTGCAGCTTTAACCATTTGCAAAACGCTAACTGGGTTGACCACTCATGCTGAATCTTTGGCTTGTATGCTTTATGGCTTTTGTATTGGGATAGGGGGTTGGTGTGGTCTATTTTCTTTTGTCCTGCGTTTGCCATTCTTTTTGCATTAATTTTACTTTTTCTTCAATCTCCGACCTTTGCTCTGGGTATTTTTTCCAAAACCCACGTTCCCTATCTAAACGATACTTGCGTAAAAAATCAGGTTCTTTGTACGGCTTTGGCTTTGCTTTGTAGCTTTGGATTTTAGGATGTTCAATTGCATCCCCTTGGCCGTTGGTTTTAATTATTTTTCGGCGCATTATGCAAATAACAAAGTTTGATTTTTACCTATCTCCGCATTTTGACAATTACGAACGGCTAAATTAAAATAGGATGTTTTTAACTCTCCACCCTTAGCTTTACGCCCCATTTTAATTGCTTGAAATAACTCAGAACCAATCCCGGCAAACGGAGTATAAATTGTATCCCCTTTGTTTGTCCATAAGTGTAATGAACGCTCAATTGTATCAAGTTGTAAAGGGCAAATATGCTTTTCATCCTTTTCATCTCTTGCGCCTTTCAGGTTTAAAGTATTGCCATAATCAATATCCATCCAAACTGGGGAAGCGATTTTTTGCCACATATCAACTGGCAAATAACCTGGTTTAATTGGGTCTGTATCTTGATGAATAACCGGATGCAAATGTTCGCCGGGTTTCCGAAATACCATTAAATAATCAGGTATTCCAACTCTTGACATTGCAGCATCTTTTTTTATTTGCTTGTGCAGTAATCCTAATGCCTTCGTTCTTGTCATCTCCGTTACCGGGTTTTTCCATAAAGTTACCCGGCTATGATAAATAAATCCCGCATCTGTAAAACATTTTAAAATCATGCCTGAGAAGTCACGCAATCCGATATAACCTTCTTTACCTTTTTGAATAGGCAAATCCATGCAATGAACTGCAACATTGCGACCAGACCATAAAATGCGAAATATATCCTTAACTAAAAAGTTAAAAGCAAATAAAAACTCATTGTAATCTTTTGAATTACCCATATCTTCAAGTTCTGATGAATAAGTATAAAGTTCTGCAAAAGGGGGAGAAAATATTGAAAACCCTATACTTTCATCATCAATATTCTTTATTGTTTGAACACTATCCCCTAAAAACAATTCAAAGTTTTTTGATTTTTCGGTTCTAACTTCGCGGATAATTTCAGTTTTTGATTCTGATTTTATATTTTTCATTACTGCTTTACTCATTGATTCTTGCATATGCTCGAATTGTTTTTGTTTAGTTCTAATTGATTGAATTACGTTTGTCATTGTATCGGTTGTGATCAAATAAATATTTACTGGATGTTCCTGACCAAATCGGTATGAACGCCTAATACCTTGATATAAACCCTCAAATGAAAAATCTAAGGATGCAAATATCTGATTATGGCAGTTTTGGTAATTCATACCCATTGCCGCTATTTTAGTTTTAGTAATCAATACCCTAAACTCATTATTTGCAAATCCTAATAGTTTTGACTTTTTAAATTCATTAGTATCAGACCCTTTTACCTCTATTGAATCAGGAATTAATTTTTTTAAATATTCTCCTTCCTCATTTTGCTTAATCCAGATAATAAAATTTTCAGTAGAACTATTTACAATCTCTGCAGCTTGTGAAAGTCGTTCAATCTTTGTTAATCTTAATTCGCTATTAAAGTTAGTTGCAGAAACTGCTACATCGTTAAATAGCTGACCATTCTCGCGATCATCAGTTTTTACTTTATGCTCAATTAATTTTAATTCAGGCAAAGCATAACCAGGCATTTTAAATCCTATATTATCGGGCTTTGATAACATAATAGCCCATTCAGATACCCATTCATAGAAACGCTCTTTTGCATGACCTTTCAATCTCCATTTAGCCGTATCGCCCCCATCATGAACAAAGTACATTGCTAACATTTCATTATAAGACATAATATTTAAAAACTCCGAATGATTGCCTAATTCCATAGGGTCGTTTGGTGATGGAGTTGCCGTACATGCTAATTTATAGCGAGTATTTGCAAACTGATCTATTATCAGTTTTCGGGTTGCACCATCAAAATTTTTAATAATTGAACTTTCATCAAGAACAATGCAATCAAATAATGAACAATCAATATTATTTAATTGCTCATAGTTTGCAATCTGCATAGTACTTACAGAATCATATTCAGCAAGTGAATATCCAAATCGTGAAGCCTCTTTAATGGTTTGCCCAACAACTGCCAAAGGTGCTAATAATAACGCCTTACATCCAGTCTTTTTAGTTACCTGATAAGCAAATTCAATCTGTTGAAATGTTTTTCCTAATCCGCAATCCTCAAAAAATGCAAATTTACCTTTTCTCAAAGCGGTCTGTACACAATACGCCTGAAATGGAAATAGTTTTAAATTCAGTTCTGATATTTCAATATGAAATCCAGATTCATTAATTGTTTGTTTTTTCTTAGCTATAAACTCTTCGTATGTCATAAGTCATAATAATTTAAAATCGCCTCACAAATATCTTCAATCTTATACTTCATTAATGATCTCTTTCTAAAAAAGTCCATTAATATACATTGGTGTAGGTGGTTAAACATTGGATTGTAGTGTTAAAATTATCGGGTTATCTATTTTTTTATAAAACCAGTATTTTGTCATCCAATCAGCAACTGTTGCCATTGGTAAGTTAAGCAATCTGCCAGCTTCGGTCGGAGGTATATTATTACCGATGCAATACTCTAATGCTTCAGCAATTATTTTTTTTTCATGCCGATTGCCGTATCGTTTACCCCTGCCACCGATATTCAATGGCAGGGGGGATTGGTTAGAAAGGGAGATCATCATCCTTTGCGTTTGATTTCTGCGCTGGTGCAGCTTTTCCGCCATCAGGCAGTTTTGCATTACCGAAATATACCTTATCATCAGTCGCATCCTTTTTAGAATTTAGCTGGAATGATAAAATGTTCCCATATTGATCTGGTTCATCATTCATCCAGACTGCGATGTTCGCGTAGACTTTGCCGTTTTTTTCGGACTTGTTAAATGCGGAGTGTCCAGCTTTGTAAGCATCTCCGAGATCGCTCAAACATATTGAGCCGTTCATAGGTTTGTTTGCCATTAGATTGAATTTAGTATTAGGTTTAAATATTGCGTTGCTTTGTTGATTTTATCTTGCGCTTGTTCAATGTCTTGCATGACGTTTTCACGTTCTAATCGAATACGCTTGAATTGATATTTGCCCGGATATTCTGGATGATAAGATATAAAATCAAACCAATCTCGCCCAGTAATAATCATGTACCCGATAATCTGCCAGTAACATTCCTTGTAATCATCTTTTAAATCAGTTGTAAGCGAGTGTACTAAATGCGCAGTAATTGTATAGGGGCATTTGATTTCAATGCCTCCTGCCTCACCTACCAAGCCATCTGGCGAACCGCCAAAGTTCTCACCATGCGGAATGTAACCCGATTGAGTTACCTTGGTTTGAAAAACCTCCTCATAAATTCCAATAGCGATTGGTTCATGCATAACGCCCCATTCTGTGTACTTTGAAATGAAATCATCCTTGGCTGGTTTGCCAGTCAATTTCTCAGCGATGCACTCCATTACATAAGTAATTGCGCCATCGGATAGCTTACCAGCTTCCTTATCGGCTTTTGCTTTTGGTTCGGTCATTAGTCTATGTAGTTGACTGCATGAGAATCGCCCCATCCTGGACTTAAGCCATTCTGGGGTGCGCTGGTTTTCGTTTTGTTGTCCGGTGATAATCATGATTGCGAGGCTTTAATGTCATCCATTGGTACATCCTTAGAGTACATTCCGTTAAATTCAACTTCAGATCCGCCATCAGTAAATAATTTACCAAGTTTTGAAGCTGCATTTTTTAAGGCCAGACTTTCTGCAGCTGGTGCATTTTTCTGGATTGCATCTTGAATGATGTTCTCAATCTCTAAAGGTTTAGATCCTTTGGCTAATTGAATAGGCCATGCACCAACGCCATCTAAATTGCGCTGCCTTCCAGTAATCGGATTGAATATGGAAAGTGTACCATAAACTAAAACCGAGTTTGCCATAATCGAAACGGATTTAATACTCCAGTCATAATCTTGGAAGATTGTAACCAAGTTGTTTTTCACGCGCTCAATCGGTTGGTACTTCAATCCTTTGTGTTCGCGCATCCAGGATGATGGAGGGTTTGAATTTAGCAAGGTGTTTAAACTATCCATTTTTACGGATAGTCCCAAATCTTTGACTATTGCAGGAAGATTTGGTTTTTTGTTTTCTGTACTCATAAAATAAAAATGCCTTATACCGGGTTTGGATCTGCTACGTTCCTCCCCCGAAATAAGGCTCTTAAAATGATTTAATCCCGGTAGCAGTCGGGTTAACTAAAGTAAAAAATTATTATGTTACCTGCAAATAAAACTTTACAAAAGTATCCATCACGAAAAGCATCGCCAGTAAAATCATGACAAACATGATCGCCCAGAACAAAACGTACTTATTTTCTTCTGGATCTTCGTGAAAGTGCATCATGTTATTGAAATTTTACGAATAATCTTAGTCCACTTTCTCATTTTTATAATTTCGTTTTGGATATAAAAATGCCATTGATTAAATTGATCTGAGTGCAGTTCCCTGGTCTTGTGAACGGGCATTCCATCCTTCCAAGTGATACGCTCACCACTTGGTAGCGTTGTTGTTTTGATTAATAATGTTTTCATTTTTCGTTGAATAAGTTTACAATTTCGGTAATTCCTGAATTTTTTAGATTCAGGTACAGTGCTAAGGAGCCGACAGTTCCGTAACGTAAATCTAAAATAGACTTTTCTTTTTTAAGTTCCTCAATGATTGATGGAATAGCATTTGGATAAAACTCCGCTTGGTCTTGTAATAAAACCTTGTACTCAGGCTTTAATCGGTCAAATAGATTACTCATTTTCTTCATCCCTCCTTCTGTCGTAATCATCGTGCTTGTGGTTACTTTCGATTTCAATCTCTCCTTCGCCTTTACATTCATCGCAAGTTTCTGTATAAATATTGCAAGTCTTAAGGCACTCCTTGCAGACTTCATCAATAACTTGAACATCGCAGCATTTAGAAAATTCAATCTTACATGAGCCATAGCAACATTCACAGTCCTTAATGCTAATGTTTTCGTTTCTGTCAAATTGCGCCTCGTGCAATCTTTCATAGTATTCGTCTAAGTTCATTTTAGTTTCTTACTTAAATAGTCACATAATGCAGCTAATCCAATTAGGAGAGCCAACATAATAATAAAAAAGATGAAAATTTCCATAATCGTTTTGTGTTTTGGTATGGCCAAATATACTAATAGTTTTGATATAAAAAAATTATTTTAATATTTTTTTTTATTTATTTTAATTTCGATAAAATTTATATATTTGTAGTATAATAGTCAGGTGGCGGAATGGTAGACGCACACATTAACTCGCAAGGTTGATATTGTATGATAGACGTAAGCGGACATCATACAGGAGTGGCAAAACGCTGGTGGTACGATTGCAATCGTAAATGGAAGAGAAAACCACAAATGGCATACAGGTTCGAATCCTGTCCTGACTACTGAAGGTGCCAACCCCGAAACATTGAAAGAAAAAGTTGGTGACAGCTCGGAAAGACGAGCAAATTAATTAACCAAAAACAAACACATGACAGAAAAACTAAAATCAATTCCGGTATATCTTACCGATGAAAAGCGGTCTGCTTTAAAAACTATTTCAAAAAGTAAACGCATTGCCCAGACTCGATTAATCGAGCAGGAGATTGACAAATTATTAAAAAGAGAGGGGTTTAAATTTTAAGGCATGAAAAATATTTTAGGAACAACAGAGAATTTAGAATTATTTGATAATGAGGGTAGAAAAGTCTATAATTTTTACAAATATTCAAAAGAATATAGCTATGAATGTACCTATGATTTAAATGGTAAAATATTAACCTACAAAGATTCAGAAGAAATTAGTTATGAATACACCTATGATTTAAATGGTAAAATATTAACCTACAAAGATTCAGAAGAATTTAGTTATGAATACACCTATGATTTAAATGGTAAGGAATTAACCTTTAAAAATTCAAATGGATATAGTCATGAATATACTTATGATTTAAATGGTAAGGAATTAACCTTTAAAAATTCAGATGAACAGATGCGAGGTTTTAACATTCCCGAATACACAATGGAGGAATTGGTAGAGAAGTTAGGAAACTTTAAGATTAAAAAATAGAAAAATCATGAAAAAATTTATCCTAATTACAATAGGTTTTGCCCTATTAACCCAAATAACACACGCATCAGAGGTTTTTTACATGATTAGCAAAAAGACAGAATTAGATTACATTATATCCTGGATATTTGCATTTAGTTTAGAATGCTCAATATTAATTTTTACGTTAATCGGCAAAAGAAATACAGCAGTATTTTTTGCGCTAATTTCATGGACGATTAATCTACTGTATTATTGGTTTGATTTTGGCTTTACCCAGAATTTTGTAGCGATGAATGTAATATCATTAATCATACCCATAACTATATTATTCTATTCGGAAACAATAGATACTGATAAACGTAAAAAGATATTCAAAAAGAAATAACTAATGACAGAACTCTTACAACAACTCGCAGAACTTAATGACAAGTATCTTGATGTGATAGAAGAGAATGAAAGTCTTAAAAAGGAAGTGTATCAACTGAAAATCGCATTGGTACTTGAAAGGCAAAAGAATAGACAATTAACCAATAAAGAAAAATGATTCTTACCGCCTTCATATTCATAACTCTGACAATTTACATAACCCTCTCCGCTTTGGTTTGGGGATGTAGGTTGGTTTGGGGGTTAGTGGTTTTTGTGAAAAACACTTATTATTTGTGAAAAACACTTTTAAAATCATGTTGATTTATCCATCGGTTATATCCATCCGAGCAGTCAATAAGCTTGTGATCTCCATATCCGTTTGGTATTTCTTCCACATCAAATATTTCTCCTTCAAGATTATCATACCAACTGTTTTTTCTGCCTATCTTGATTTGTACACTAATTCCCGAAGTTTTTTTTTAATCAAATTTAATTCAGATTCCTTAATCTTTTTTAATTCCATCAATTCACCTATCGTATAGACTTTATATTCGTTGGTCGGTTTTATAAGCCTTTGCATAAATCTTTATAAAATCCGTATTTTTATTTTCGTCTGTTATTCTGGCAGGATCTAATTCAATCCAATAACCACCTAAAGGTTTGGGAGGTGCGCCACGTTCTATATGCCACCCTTCATTACCATCATTGTATTCATCTTTATAAGTTGATGTTTGAATGTGCAGTACCTCTTTAAGATTTGTTTTAAAATTGTTTGATAGCGTTTCAACTTGAATAGTCATGTCCCAAAGGTCGTGAATATGTTGCATCCATATACAGTCTGCCCCATCAATCATAGCATCAAATCTCTGATGTGAGATAGTCCCTTTGGTCACGATACCTCCACCGCCCGAACCATGAAAGTATTTCATTTTATAGCTCTTTATTCTATGGTTATCATTGTATTTGAATACTATCCATCCACCATACCCTCCAGTATGAATATTAGAGCCTGTTTTAAAATTCAACTCGGTCACTAACCTAAGCAAGGGATCATGCTCATTTCTTTTAATGAAGTTAGTTTCATGATTCCCATAACCAACAACTGCTATATGATGAGCATAAGGAGTGAGGAAATTTACAATGTCTTCAACAATCAAGTCAACATATTGGCCTGAATTATACTCTGGCCGAATATCTTTTTTTGTTTATCGAGGATCCCATTTGCCACCCATTAAACAAAGAAGATCACCTCCTAACAAAATAATCGCATTTCGATCTAAAGCTTGATCTAAATGCGATTTTAAAAGTTTTCTGTTACAATGTTTATTGTCGAAGTGAGCATCACTAATTAACAGTACATCTCTTTTACCAGATAGGTTAATAAGATGAACATTTCTCTGTATTCTCCTAACATCTTGATTCATTTTTTTTAAATCAAATATGATTTTGGTTTTGCACCGCAGTTTTTGCAATCACGCCACAAACTAACCCAATAATCAATAGCTTTTCACCTATTGCATAAAATTGAGATAGTTCGGGGATAGCCATTAATCCTGCTCCAATCGCGCCAAGAGTAATTCCGAAATAAATTAGTTTTTTAAAATAAGAAGGAGTTTCTAAAACAAGCCTTCTTAATGTTTCCTTTGTAAAATTCATCATTTATAGTTTAATTGTTACTAACCAATCCGATACATCAAAACTTGGACATTTTTTTTGGACATCTGGGAAATCACGATGACCTTTAATCTCTGCATCAGGGAATTTAGCCTTCATTTGCTTGACTAACATTTCAAGCGTTTGTTTCTGCTTATCAGTTCTCGTATCTACGCCATTTAAGCCTCCCTTATAACAGATATGGATTGCATTGGCATTATACCCAGCCACGCCATTAGTA